GCAAGTGGCAGCTAGAAGTCCTCCAAGACCTGCGCGACCACATCAAAGAAAACAACGACCGCGACATCGATCCAGCTACGCTGTCTCGAAACTTCGAAACCTTCCGCATGGCCACGTCATCCGGGCGCGGTATTGGTAAGTCGGCCCTAGTGAGCTGGCTTGTGATCTGGATGCTGACGACCCGGATCGGCTCGACGACCATTGTGTCGGCCAACTCAGAGGCGCAGCTACGCAGCGTCACCTGGGCCGAGATCACCAAGTGGCTCAGCATGTGCCTTAACAGCCATTGGTTCGAGGTGAGCGCCACCCGCGTGCTGCCGGCCAAGTGGATCGCGGAACTGGTGGAGCGGGATCTGAAGCTGGGCACGCGCTACTGGGGCGTGGAGGGGCGGCTGTGGTCGGCCGAGAACCCTGACAGCTACGCGGGCGTGCACAACTTCGCGGGCGTCATGCTCGTGTTCGACGAAGCCAGCGGTATTGACGACAGCATATGGGCGGTGGCCAGTGGCTTCTTTACAGAGAACACTCCTAATCGTTTTTGGCTTAGCTTTAGCAACCCCCGCCGTAACAGCGGATACTTCTATGAGTGCTTCCACAACAAGCGCGACTTCTGGCGAAACAAGGTTGTTGACGCCAGAAGCGTGGAGGGCACTGATAAGGCAGTCTATCAGCAGATTATCGACGAATACGGACCTGACAGCGCTCAGGCTCACGTCGAGGTCTACGGAGCCTTCCCGAACGCATCAGATGACCAGTTCATACCGTCGTCATTGGTCATGGAGGCGCAGACACGGCCGCCATCACAGGACCAGAGCGCACCGATAATCGTGGGCGTGGACCCGGCGCGGTTCGGGGCGGACGCGACCGTCATCGCTATCCGGCAGGGCCGTGACATCATCGGCATCCGCCGCTACCGGGGCGACGACACCATGGAGGTGGTGGGGCGCGTCATCGACATCATCGAGGAGTTCAGACCCCAATTAGTCGTGATCGACGAGGGCGGGCTAGGCGCGGGCGTGGTCGACCGGCTCAAGGAGCAGCGCTACAAGATCCGGGGCGTGAACTTCGGTATGCGCTCGACGAAGCCGGTCATGTTCGGGAACAAGCGCGCCGAGATGTGGCACGCCATGCGGGAGTGGCTGAAGACCGCCAGCATACCAAACGACCGATTCCTCAAAAGCGACCTGACAGGGCCGATGATGAAGCCCGACAGTAAAGGGACTATATTCCTAGAGAGTAAGAAGGACATGAAAGCGAGGGGGCTGGCCTCACCAGACGCCGCCGACGCTATCGCCGTGACGTTCGCGTATCCTGTCGCGCATCGCGAGGCTAGGCCAGTAGACAATAGACCGCGCATGTCCTATGGTGGCAACGCAGCCTCTTCAGGATGGATGGGACACTAATGGTATCGCTGTCAGTAGGACGTGGCGAGAAGCTGTCGACGAAGGCGGGCGCTGGTCTGACGGCCAAGGGCCGGGCTAAGTATAATGCCGCGACAGGCAGCAAGCTGAAGCCGCCGGCTCCCAACCCTAAGACTAAGGCTGACGAAGGGCGTAAGAAGTCGTTCTGCGCGAGAATGTCCGCAGTAGCAGCAAAAGCTAAAAATGGCGAACGCGCTAAAGCTAGTTTACGGAGATGGAAATGCCCGTAAAGAAACCCGGAAGCCCCGGATTGTATGCTGCGATTCACGCTAAGCGGGCGCGCATCAAGGCCGGGTCAGGCGAGAAGATGCGCAAGCCGGGCGCAGAGGGCGCACCGACAGCTAAAGCGTTCAAGCAATCCGCGAAGACGAGGAAGAAATAAACTATTCTTTGAATCCATGCGGCGTATGCTTCATGTGCTCAAGAGAATGGCAAATAGGGCATAAAACTTCGAGATTAGACATTTCGTTATTGCCCCTATTTCGGTCTTTGTGGTGAACGCCTAATATGCGAGGTTCGCTATCGTAGCCACAACGCTCACATTTAATAAGAAGTTGCCGCTTTTCCATCTTCTTGCGAACAGTTGTGAAGGTAGGTTTCCAAACATCTTTAGATGCTTTATTTACGCAAGCGCGCGAGCAATATTTTCGTTTGTGCGACGGCGAATCCATAAATTTTGTGCCGCAATGCGCGCAAGTATGCTCAACGGAACCTTTTCGGTTCATTGCTTTATGATAGCATTTTGTGCTGCAATATTTGGCTTTATTGGCTCTGCTTGCTATATGCGTAAATTGAGTTCCACATTCTTCGCAAATCGTGGTAGTCTCTTGCCGCGCGTCCAATGCCTGACAGCTTCGGCTACAATAAATAGCCGTATCTTTTCGGTAATTCGCCACTGTAAACAGCGACTTACAATGTTTGCAGGTAATCGTTACTCTTTCGCGGGAGCGAACCGTGCCTTTAGTCAAAAGCGCCTCCAAAAAAGCGTTTAGAGAAAACGTGCGAACAGAGATAAAAGAAGCTAAACGACCTGTCAAACAGGCCGTCGCCATCGCTTATTCAACCAAGCGCGCGGCGGCTAAGAAGGGCAGCATGAGCAAGGGTAAATCTTGTGGCAAGTGATGATGTAGTCGCCGCTGGCAAAGTCTCCGACAACCCGGACGATGACCGTCTGGCCACAATGCGTCACCGCTTTACGGTGGCGCAGGCCGCCTATAGCGACTCACGCGAGGACGAGCTGGACGATCTGCGCTTCATGGCGGGCTCGCCGGACAATGCGTGGCAATGGCCAGCAGACGTGCTGGCGACACGCGGCGCGGTGCAGGGTCAGACGATCAACGCGCGGCCGTGCCTGACGATCAACAAACTTCCTCAACATGTTCGGCTGGTTACTAACGAGCAACGCCAGAACCGCCCGACTGCGCGCGTCATCCCCGCCGATGAGAACGCCGACCCGGAGGTCGCGGAAATCTTCGACGGTATCGTGCGGCATATTGAGTATATGTCTGACGCCGACGTGGCTTACGACACGGCCTGCGACAACCAGGTCACATACGGCGAGGGCTATATTCGTCTTTTGACGGAATACACGAGAGAAGATTCTTTCGATCAGGACATCAAGATCGCGCGGGTGCGTAGCTCGTTTTCGGTCTATATGGACCCGATGATTCAAGATCCGTGCGGTCAGGATGCGAACTGGTGCTTTATTACGGAAGACATTCCGAAAGCTGAATACGAACGCATGTATCCTGACGCAACGCCTGTGACGGGCATGATGAGTCAGGGCGTGGGCGACCAGACGCTAAGCATGTGGGTCAGCCAAGAAACGGTGCGCATCGCTGAGTATTTTTACATTGATACGAAGCGCGCCACTCTTAACCTCTACCCGGACAACATCACGGCGTTCAACAATACGCCAGAGGACAAACGGCTGAAGGCTGTCTATGGCAAGCCGCTGCGTAGCCGTGAGAGCGACCGTCGCAAGGTCATGTGGATCAAAACCAACGGCTATGAGGTGCTGGAGGAGCGCGAGTGGGCGGGTAAATACATTCCCGTCATCCGCGTGATCGGCAACGAGTTCGAAGTCGACGGTCAGATTTACATTAGCGGTCTGGTGCGCAACGCCAAAGACGCGCAGCGCATGTATAACTACTGGGTTAGCCAGGAAGCGGAAATGCTTGCGCTGGCCCCCAAAGCGCCGTTTATCGGCTATGGCGGCCAGTTCGAAGGCTACGAAACCAACTGGAAAACGGCCAATACGAACAACTGGCCGTATCTGGAGGTCAATCCCGATGTTACCGACGGAGCCGGCAACCCGCTACCGCTACCTGAACGCGCCCAGCCTCCGATGGCTCAAACGGGCCTTATTCAAGCCAAGATGGGGGCTGGCGAAGACATCAAGTCGACCACTGGCCAGTACGATAGTAGCATTGGGGCGACTTCCAACGAGCGGACGGGTCGTGCGATCCTCGCTAGGGAGCGGCAAGGCGACACGAGTACTTATCATTATGTCGACAACCTCGCGCGCGCGGTAAAATACGTCGCCCGTCAGCTCGTGGACATGATTCCGAAGATTTACGACACGCAGCGCGTCGCTCGTATCATCGGCGTTGACGGAGAAGTCGGCATGGCGCGGATCAATCCGGCTCAGCCGGAGGCCGTCCGGTCTATCGTCAACGAAGAGGGCATTGAGATCGCCAAGATCTACAACCCGAATGTCGGCACCTATGACGTGCATGTGTCGTCTGGACCCAGCTACATGACCCGTAAGCAGGAAGCTATGGACACGATGGGCCAGATCCTCCAGACCAATCCGGCGCTTTGGAGCGTCGCGGGCGATCTGTTCGTCAAGAACATGGACTGGCCAGGCGCGGAGACGATGGCTAAGCGGTTTGAGAAGATGCTGGACCCGAAAGTCTTGCAGGACACCGACGAATCGCCAGAAGCGCAGGCTATGCGTCAGCAGATGGCGCAAATGGCGCAGGAAATGGAGCAGACAACGGCCCAAATCCAGCAGCTTATGCAGTCCTATGAGATGCAAAAACTGTCGATTGATGAGCAAAACGCGCAGATTAAGGCTTATGACGCCGAAACGAAGCGTATTTCGGCGACATCGGCCAGTATGACGCCTGAACAGATCCAAGACATCGTGCAAGGGACCATTGCGGCGGCGCTCGACATGGGCGACATCGTGCCAGGTAACTCACCCATGCAGACTTTACCGGGAATGGAACAATGAGCTGCGCAGATCTGATAGGGCACCTGTTTTTAGCGCGTGATGTAACCCATTCCGTGCATCTGAACACGCGATCTTACGCCAAACACAAGGCTTTGGGCGGCTTTTACCCCAAAATCATAGATTTAGCCGATGATTTAGTAGAGACCTATCAGGGGCGGCACGGCCTCATCGGGCCAATTACGCTGCATTCGGCTGAGAAATCCAACAATGTCGTTGAATTTCTTGAAGATTCGCTGAAAAAGATTGAAAAAGGCCGCGAAGAGTTTGGCGACGACACGGCCATTCAG